CATCTGAGTTACCTTTCAAGTAAAACTCACCTGTGTATTTGCCTAATCTAAAATCATTTGCACGAATGAACAAGTTGCCTGTGCCTGTGTCATCAATATAACTACCTGCTCCACTATGGTAAATCTGTAAGTCAGAACCTGCACCAAATACTGCCTTGTCATTATCGCCAAAGTTAATGTCGGCAGAGGTAGTCATACCATCTGTTGTGATTACACCTGTTACGTCAATGCCTGTTGCGGTGGTGGATAGTTTTTCTGCACCATAACGATATAACCTTACTACCCCCTCAGAACCATCGCAGTAAACATAGCTAGTCAGACTTCCAGAACCATTATCAGATTGCAAAACAATATCTTGGTCATCTGTGGTATTTCTAATTAATAATCTACCTGTTCCATTTTGCTCTATACGAGAATCTGTGCCATCGTGATAAATATGAAAGTCTGCACCTGCACCAAATATGGCTTTTTCATTGTCTGCAAAGGTTAACTGTCCTGCTGTTGTGATACCAGTGTACGCACCAGTTATTCTTGCAGAGGGAACTGTGCCACTGGCAAGATCGGAGGCATCCAAGTTAGTAAGATTAGCTCCACTTATCGCAGGTAATGTTGCAGGAAATCTTGCATCAGGGATTGTACCACTGTCTAGATTGCTTGCATCGAGATTAGTTATGCTAAATGTACCATAGGCAACTATATCCACCTCATCGCCATTGACTAAATCTTCTGCAAAAGTTACTGTATCTCCACTAGTTATTGTTATATCAGCAGTACTCATACGTACACCGTTAACATATACGTCAACGTAACCTGAGTCATAGGCTAATGTATTACCATTAGTATCTGCTCCAGAAACACTTCCCACAGTACTAGTTATATCGTAGTGAAATCTTTCTGAAGTTCCGTTTACTGAAGAACCAGCATTTTGCCATCCACTTGCACCATAGACTTGCATAGAATTACTAGTTGTATTAAAGTATAAATCACCAATATTTAATGAAGTTGTAGGTGCAGTACTTGATATACGGTAAACTTCACTGAAGTTATTTACAGAAGAAATATTAGTTGCTACTGTATTAACATTAGATATGCTACCAGAAACTGTATTTATATTACTTGCATTACCGACTACTGAGTTAATGTTACTCTCGTTATTAGCTACGCTAGTGACATTACTACTTATACCTGCAACAGTTGTTACATCACTATCTATCCCAGCGACTGTGGTTACGTTTGCATTATTAGAAGAGACTGTTGTCACATCCGAAGATATTCCTGCAACGGTTGTCACATTAGGTGATATACCTGCTACTGTAGTTACGTTTGCAACTATTGGTGCAACTGTAGAAACATCACTAGCTACACCTGCTACACTTGTAACATTAGGCGAGATCCCTGCAACTGTAGTTACATTACCACTAATCCCTGCGACTGTACTAACATTACCACTTATTCCTGCAACTGTCGTTACGTCAGCAGTAACTCCTGCAACAGTTGTCACATTGCCACTTATACCAGCTACAGTGTTAACGTTAGCTATATTTGCACCTACAGTATCAACATTAGCTATACTGTTTGAAACTGTATCTATTTCAGAAGTTGCTTCATTTAAATCATTTGCAGCTGTTTCAATCTCAGAGATTGCTTCTGTAAGATCACCTGCAACTGTTATAACATCTGCTATATTAGTTGCGACTGTATTAACACTGCTTATATTGGTTGAAACAATACCTATGTCTGTAGCATCATTTGCTACTGCAGTCACATCTGAAGATATCCCTGCAACAGTTGTCACATTACTATCTATGCCTGCTACTGTATTTACATTAGATATATTTGTTGCAACAGTTGCTATATCTGTAGAATCATTTGCAACAGTTGTCACATTACTGCTTATACCTGCAACAGTCGTCACATTAGTATCTATACCAGCTACGGTAGTGATGTCTCCACTAATACCTGCAAGGGTATCCATATTGGTAACATTACTTGCAGTTCCAAGAACATTCATGTCATTGACAACATCAGCTGTTCCTAATGTATTTAAGTCAGTTACAACATCAGCTGTACCTAGTATGCTCATATCAGTTATAACATCGGCATCAGCTAATAAAGCCATATCTGCTAGTACTGCTGATTGTGATAATGTATTTATATTTGTTTGATCAGAACTAGTTGGAGTCGTTCTCTGCCATGCAGAACCATTATAAACCTTCATCACATTATTCGTTGTATCGAAATATAATGCTCCAGTTAATAAGGCATCGCCATCGTTATCTACTGTTGGATCAGTTGACTTTTGTCCTAAGTATCTATCATCAAAGTTATCATAGCTTGTTGCTGCCGAAGTTGCACTAGCAGCTGCATTAGTCGCAGCAGTTTGAGCTGCAACAACATCTTCTGCCACTAAGTTTGAAATTCCATTTACTGTAGAGTCGCCAAAGAAACCACCATTTGAAGTCGTATCAGTTGAACCTGTAATTTGTCCAGGGCTTGCTGCAGTTGTCATTATATTAACCCTCTTCCATTAAAATTTATTTGGAGATTACCACCTGACGCATTCCTCTTTCCGTCTTCATCATTCAATTCATTTATTTCACTTAAAAACATTTGCATATATTTTTGTGCTTGATCGTCTTCTTGTGTAAATGCAAATATTTCTGCAAGAGCACCGAATAATACAATCCTTTCGTTTTGATCTCTAAGCCAATTAGGTACAAGTGTTCCTATATAATTAACTGAATTTGTACCAGCACTCCCTGTATCTGCTGCAGTTGCCTCAGCCTGAGTTGCATAGGCAGTTGTTGTATTGCCATTGACAAAATATAAAGGTGTTGTTCCACCTGTTGTTGTAAGAAAACCCGCAGTGTAGTTTAAAGGTGTCACTGCATATAAAGCATTTAATGAAGGTAATCTTCTGTAGTAGAGAAGCTCTATACTATTAGCTTTTCCTGTATGATTAAAACCTGGACTTAATAAAACTAAATCTCTTTGTCTTGACCAGTAATTCATATTAGAGTATTTTTCTGCATTAACATCATTAAAAGTTCTTATATCTAATTTTTCATTAAATACTCTTAATGTTTTACTATCACTATCTAATTCTTTTATCTGTATAAACTCTATTAAATCTGAAGGTAATCTTATTTCTGTAGTGGTAAGACCGCTTTGACTTTGTGCTGTTGCTGTTTCTAATGCTGACTTCTCGTATGTTACTACATTTTCTAAAGGGGGTACACGAAGTATTCTGTAAGCTTTATCGGCAGCATACTTTAAACAATCTTGAATGATTGAATCACTTACAACCTCTGAATCTCTATTACACCAATTTCTTACTAATGCAGTGAGTTCGGTATATGTTAATGCCATATCTTACTCCTAAGTATTTATTACTAAATCACGATATTCTGTTATTAAAATACTTTTTAACTTCTTAAGATTGTTAGGATTGCTCATAAAGTTTGGATCATGAAGATCTAGTTTATGATCTTGAAATATTTTTATAGCAACAATATCTGGTATTGTAGCTAGCTTTCTATATCCACCTTTACTTCTTCCAAAGTATTCTTGTCTATCTCTTTCGTTCTTAGCATGTTCTATGTATTGATCTACGTTTTGTTTTGCTTCCCATTCGGCTGTTTGTAGATCAAAACCAGCTTGTATGCCTTCTTTTTGATCTACAGTAGCACTTGAGAAGACAAAGTCGTTTTCCTTTGCCATGTCCTCAATCTCCTTTACGGTCCAACACTTTCGTCTGTTATATAGTTAAAATGACCATTGTTATTAAAATAACCTAGTCTTGCTTTAATTCCTGTTCCAAGTACAACTGCTGGGATTGTTGGTACACCTCCAGAAGCTAATGGTGAAAAATGTGTCACCTTTCTTGTTGCACCTGTTTTTGTACCACTATTACCGCTAACCGAAGTCGCTGTTTGTGTAACTCTAAAGGTGCAATTATTTACTGGAACATGAGTAACGACTCCTGCAGCCGATACGTGTTCTATGTATTGCATTTTAATACCTTCTCCTATTTAGTTCTCATTATATTAGCACCACAACTGGCATAATTAGCATCATCTATTTTACCGCCATAAGCTTTGTATTGT